CGCAGCTACAAACGCAGCTATTTCAGTAACTGCAGCAGCTCGCACAGCTGGTTCAACAACTGCAACTCTTACAGCAACCGGAGCAGGCGCAGCCTTCCCAGTTGGTACAAAGATTACAGTTGCATCACTAACTGGTGATGGAGCGGCTCTTAACGGAACTTACACAGTTACAGCAGTTGCTACTAACACAGTTTCATTTGTTTCATCTGCTTCAACAGTACTTGCGCTCACAGGCTTGTCTGCTGGAACAATCGTTGGTGTTGCTGGAACAATCAAGTCCCAGTCAGTTGCAGCTGGTACAGGCTCAGTTGCCTCAACAGCTACAATTACAGTTACACCATACGCAACAGCTTCATAAATCAGCCTTACAACTTAATAGCGCAAAGGCCGGGATTAAACACCCCGGCCTTTGGCATTTCATGAGAGTATTGCCCTATGGCCAAAACCGAGAAGAACCGACAAGGGTTGACACTGCATGGACATAACACGAACACTGTGGGACGTCTCGGCGGCGGCCAGCAAATTTATGGGGTGCCATGGTATTCGTTATACTATGGAATCGGATTCGGCGGCTATGGGGGCTACGATCGACAAGGCTATGGAAATGGGGAAACCGATGGACAAGCAAGTACTAGCACCGGAGGAAATGTCGGAGCTGTTGGTGGAATCGGGGCAGAGGGAACAATGTGACTCTTGCTCTGCCAGGGCGATGGTAAAGGTAGATCTCCCCTTTGGAAATCTATGGTTTTGCCTCCATCATTACAATAAAAACGCTGAAGCCCTTACAGACAAGGGCGGAATTGCTAAACTTCTTAGTACTACAAACTAGATCGGGGTCTTGATGATTAACAATTTTAAGGGCAACAATATAGTCCAACCTACCGGAGGATCCCGCGGTAGATGGGGCGGTAAGTTTTTTGGAATGCTACGTGCTGCTCCTATGGCAGAGCTCAACCTTCGGATGTTTGGTGCACAACAAGAGAAGGTGACCGAAGAAGTGGGCAAGCGTAAAATGGGAGAAGCAGCTGCTAAGGCTGCAGGAAATATTATTCAGCAACGGATGCAGAGTTCAGATGCGCTAGAACATGCTAAGAATGTTCACAACACTGTTTATCAACAGTATGGTGCAGATCACCCAGAGGTTCAAGCTGGAAACGTCAAGGCTACCGATTTTGTATTTCCAGGTATGGCTGCTTATGGTATGCCAGAAAATACTGGCTCTATGACTTGGTCATCTCGTTCTGCTGCTGAAGCTGCTCGTGTTAGAGACGAAATTAAATCTCGTGAACAAAATGCGCCTGTTGGTGAAGGTGCAACAAAGAAAAATGATAATGATGGTGAAACAAACGTTAAACCACCTAAAGTAACTCCACCTTCCGCAACTCCACCATGGCACCGAGGTTAATCAATGGCTAAAGATAAGAACCGTAAAAAAGGAATTGTTGATCCTCGTAAAGCAGAACGTGCTTCAAAGCGTGCTGCAAGCAAGGCAGATAAAGCAAAGGCTGATGCTGACTTACAAAGTAAAGTAGAAAAAGCAAATACTATTGCCGCTGCTATTCAAGAGAATAGACCAGAAGACACTACTCCTGCAGCCCCTTCTGTTACTCCGCCAACTGAAGTTAGACAATTAGATGCTGATGTAAAGCTTGGTTACGCTGATCGTCCGATTGCTCGTGGAGAACGCCCTATTCCAACGCTAGACCCAGAAACTATTGCAGAGGATGCTGTAGGTGCTGCAGCTATTCGTGAAGACGAACGTCGTCAAGCTTTGGTTGAATCAGGAGAAAATCTCCAACCACGTACACCTTTAGATGTTGTTAAGGGTATTCAAGAGCGTCGTGCAGCTGCAGAACAAGAGCGTGTTGCAGGTATGACACGTGTAGACCTTCCAAGTAATGTTGGAGAAGGTTTTGATGAAGTAACTGATGCAGAAGCAGCTCGTAGAGCTTCAGGACGTACAGCACGTCGTGGCACAGGTGTTGTTGATTTTAGAGATATTGCTGGTAGTGGTCGTGAGGGGGCAGGACTTACTTCCGAACAAGAAGCTCGTGCAGCTCGTAGAACCGCTGCCCGTGCAGAAAGCGCTGCATCTGCAGGTATGGATGTTGAGCGTCGTTCTGCAGCAGAAGCTGTATTTGGTGGTGAGGTAGAAGACTGGGGAGCCGGTCAACGCCCATACACAGATAAGCCAGAAGTTATGGATCTTGCTCGTCGTCTTAAGACAACAGAGCTTATGGATCAAGGAAAAGAAATTACTCCTGAAGCTGTAGAAACCGGCCTACAGGGCGGTCCACATCAGCGTATGGCTCGTATCATTCACCACACAGGTATGAAAGCTGAAGAAGTTCAAAACTATATTGGTGGTCGCCCTTCTATTGCGACTGATAAATTAAATGAGTTGCATGAAACTGTAATGAGAAACGTACGTTCACGTCGTAAAAACGATGTGTTGCCACGTATGGGTCTTGTAAGAGGTGAAGACGGAAGCATTACTGCAACTGAAGCAGCGCAAAACGAAACTTGGCAACACCCAACTGAAAAAGATGCAAACGGTTTACCTAAGACATACAAGGTGTCTGATATGCACCCAGATATGGTTAAGCAACTTAATCATCCTTGGGGTGGCGTTCAGAGCGAAAATGAGTTTGAAGGTACAAGCGTTCTTCGTGAAACCCCTGCAATTTCAGATGCGACTCCAGCGCTTCGCTATGCAAATACTGTTACAAAAGGTGCTGGAGATTACATGCCAGTATCTATTCGTTTTGGTCACAGCAAAAACGCTGCGGGTTCTTGGTCATTTACTCCTCCACCAGAGGGTTTTACCGACAGTAACCTTTCTGACCCCCAAGGTTTTACTTCAAATGTAACTCATATCACAGATGCTATTCGTGAAGGACGAACACGCCCTGGTACAAGACCAGCTCACGCTGAACGTACAAAGAATTTAATTGAACAGCTTGCAGCAGAAGGTAAGCGTATTGGTGTAAAACGACAAGTAACCGTACCTATGCCTGGATTTACCCAAAATGGCGGTGCTCCAGCAACAACTACGTACAAGCGTGACATCGTCGATATTCCTAAAGCCGGTGATGACAACATCGTTACTTATGATGATCTACCACACGTTAAGGATGCAAACGGTAATCTTGTACCTCTTGCACCACGTTCTGGTGTACCAGGAACTGGTCGAAGCGTTCACGTTGTTCAAGGAACAATGGGTCTTGGAAGACAGTTTAAGTCCCCAGCTGAATCTTCAGCTGAAATACTAGGTGGCGCTTTCGGTGGAGCCGATCAGCCAACTCCTGTTCGTCAGGAAGAAAACCGAGCAGACGCTGCCGCAGCTTTTGGTGGAGAAGTTGCCACAGATGCCACAGAAGCTATTGATAAAGGGCCAAGAAGTGCTAGAAGCCGTAGTCTTGTACAAGGCGATAGTCGTGTAGGCAAGCAGTTTATGGGTGTTGCGGCACTTCCATCACGTGGTGCTAAGCAAGGAATTATCCCTGGTTTTGAGAACTACGGTAACGTAGAGCGTCAACGTGCTATTCCTGAAGTATTTAGCACTAGAACACTAGAAGGTCCTCTACCTGCCGGAGTTGATACACGTGCTGCAGCTGGATTGACTGAAAAGATGACTCCAGAAAACACTCCTGAAAAAATAATTGGGGAAGCGATAGAGTTTAGGGATGTCGAGACTTCTCCAGGAGTAACAGAAAGACTTCGTGTACCGGGTCCAGGAAGGGCTGTTACGGTTAAGCCAACTGTTCTTCGTGGATCAGAAGCTGCTACTTTAAATACTGGACTTCCTGATTCACGTACTTTGCGTTTACGTGCAGAAGCAGCATCTGGACGCCCAACTATTGGTGCTGTAGAACAACCAGCTCCAGCTAAGAAACCAGACTACACTCAAGACGAGCTTGATTTTAACCCTAGAGTTCCTGGAGTAGTAAAGACACGTCAATTTATGCTTGGAGACATCCGTACACTTACAGATGCTGAACAAAATGTTGAAAACGTCGGTGCTAACACAATTCGTGGAATGAACCCTCCTCGTGCCAACTTTGATGTCGGATCTCCAGCAGCTACTGCAGCTCGCCCTACAACTCAAACACCTACATCTAGCGGTACCGTTGAACTTTCTACTAGAGGTGGAAAACGTCGCTCTCTTGCTGCAGGAGAAAAGGTAGAAGGAACAAATGTTGTTGTTAACTCTACTAAGGGTGGGGTTAAAGGCAAAAAGTCTCGTCCACTAAAGCGCCCACCAAACTCTGCAGCTCTAGCGGAGTAACAGATGGGACGCAAGGCTAGTTTTAACCAGAAGCCTAAAAGTGCTCCGACTCATAAGTCTCTACGCCTACACGCAAGAGAAGCAGCCGAGTACTTAACAGGCCTACCTTATCTACCTAAGATAGACAAGAGCGTGCCTCTACGGACCCCTGGAAGGGGCGCAAGCGGGGAGTCTAGCAACTAATGAGATCTAGCCCTGGACGACCACGTAAACGCAAACCACAGCCTCCTAGACAGCAACCTACAGACCATGATGTGCTGCGCTTTACCAAAGAAGGTGAAGGACCTGGAGGTAAAAACATATTTGGCTTTCATTGCCGTGACTGCGACCATTACGAGACTATAATTGGCGGCATACAGCAAAAGAATGCTATCGACTACAAAGCGTTAACACACGAGTGTGGCGTTGAACGCGATTCGTGGAAAAATCGGAAGGATCTAAACTAATGGCTAAAACAGCAGCGTGGCAACGTAAAGAAGGTAAGAACCCTGAAGGCGGACTAAACGCTAAGGGTCGTGCCTCATACAAGCGTGAGACCGGTGGAACATTAAAGCCGCCAGTTTCATCAGCACAAGCTAAGAAGTCCCCTAAAGATGCTGCACGTCGTAAATCTTTCTGCGCCCGTATGAGTGGTATGCCAGGTCCTATGAAGGACAAGAACGGTAAGCCAACTCGTAAGGCACTAGCTCTACGAAAGTGGGATTGCTGATGGTTAAAAGAGTTGAACTTAAAACTACATGTAAAGGCTGTGGTTCTAAGATGCCTTGGAATGAGGCTAACTTTATAAGTCCTAATGATTATTCTGCTGGATTAGCGTGTAATAACTGTGTTGATAGTGCTAGAGAAAACCATTTACAAGTTAAAACTGCAACAATGTCAGGTATTTGTAGAAAGTGCAGTAGTTTACGAGATATAGATGGGAAGTGTGGTTGCTAATGGCTACTAATCCATGTTGGAAGGGCTATGTACAGGTCGGCATGAAGAACAAAGATGGTAAGAAAGTTCCTAACTGCGTTCCTGAAGGTTCAGGTAAAGATAAGGTTGCAAAGCCAAAGAAAGCTAAAAAGTAATGGCAACTAAGAAAAAAGAAGTAGCTGGCGGTAAAGAGTACAAAGGCTCTAAGCAAAACGGTGGTCGTAAGATCATTGTTGAGCACTACAAAGATAAGTCTGGTAAGTGGCACACTACCTCTAAAAACGCTGCTCGAGCTAAGTATGAGAAGAAGCACGGCAAGCTATCTAAAGGCACAGACGTAGATCACAAGAATAATAATCACGATGATGATCGTTCTAGCAATTTACGTCCTCTAAAGCATGGTAAGAACACAGCTAAAGAGAATAAACGTAGGGCAGGTAAGAAGTAATGGCAATTCAATTCTTTGATCGACGTGGCAATGAAACCGACCCTAACGGCAATGAAATCACACGAGGCCTGTCTAGTTCCCCAGGAAACAGGGCTAGTGGGTATTCAGTCGTGTATAAGAAAAATCCTCCAGCTGCGGCAGCTCCCTCATCTCCACCAGCACCACCATCTCCTCCTCCACGTCCACCAAAAGATCCAGGTAATAAAAAAGAACCTGCCAAGTCTGATAAAAAAAGACCACCAGAAGAAGGTGGGCTAGTAAGGATTCGTAAGTAACCTTGGATGACAAAGAACGCATTAAGCGATGGACCTGCGAATTTTGCGGGAAAATCTATGTCGTTCCTGGATTAGCCCGTGATTGTGAGATGAAACATTTAGGAGAAGAATAAGTGGGAAGAAATAATAATGATTTTCATGAAGCAACCGGGTTGCAAATTCCTGACGTTGATTTAGATGCTTTTGAGGATTGGTCAAACGCTAGACGTAAAATGTCCGCAGAAGAACGAGATGCTCAAGATACACAGGATTATGCTGATTCTTCTAAACGATACATCGGTCATATGAATAAGGTTGCAGATAAGTTTAAAAAAGCAGGGACTTACGAACAAATTAAAGATTTTCACGAAGAACACGTAAATCTTGCTTCTGTACCGTGGCCAAAACCAGAAGCATTGTCTATGTATGAGACCAGAGGTATTTTAAGACCTTTTAATAAACGTCTTGGTGCACCTTTACATAAAAGTGATTTTCAGCATGTATCTCTAAGCCATGCTACATGTCCATTTTGCGATTATGTAGAGAATGGGTACGAGGATAAGTTTGGATCTCCAGATGCAGAAGCAATACTGTCGTTGAATAGAATTGACCCTCCTAAATAAAAAAGGCCCGGTTTCCCGGGCCTTTCTTATTTTGCTGGAAAGTCATCCAACCATTTGGTAACACTCGGTTCTTCTGGAGAACCATCGTAAGCGTCAGGACCTAATCCCCAAGAACCCCAATTTGTCCCACGAGCCGTCATATAGAAGGCTGCCTGAGCATTGGTTACTGGATCAAATAGATCACTATCCTTTTCGATATTAAATTTTCCCCTGCGAACTTCTCCAAGACCACCAATCATGTTGATCTGGAATAGCCCGTAAGAGTTATCCCCAGTTGCTGGAGTATTATTCCGGGATGTTGGGTTACCCCTGGATTCCCGCATAACTACGGCCCAAGCTGTTTTTAAGGATTTACCCTCAAAGCCAACTAGTGACAGTAAGTCAACAAGTTCCGTATCAGTGAGCTCGGTGGCTCCGCGGTACTTGTCTAACGGATTTACTACTTGAACCGTTACTGTCGACCCATCTACTACAGGTGTGTCTGCAGCTAGAGCTTTTGGTATTCCGATAAGTAGTAGTCCGTATAGGACTAACATTGCTACATGCGATCTTTCATAACTTTGCACTCGGTCTCCTAGGCTAGAAGGCCAGTCCTGACTTCGTATATCTGTCACATATACTAAGCAACTTGGCCTCTTTCTGCCAAGTTCGGTCTGCAACCCTTTTGTTACGGAGGTGCTGATGGCCAGATTGCTCTGGCCATAGCAATACCATACCAGTAAATACAGGGTGTCAGCCACCCGCAAACCGATATAATATATCTTTATTAAATTGTTATAGAAATCGGACTATGATTAATGAGAATTGAACGTATTGCAACAAAACAGGGTCATCCTGTGCCTGATGCTGCAACATATGCTAAAGGTCCTTTCCCACCAGAATTGTTTCAGCGTCCAGAAGTTGTTGTAGACTATGAACCAGATAATGGCGGAGGAGAGACGGCAATAGGTGGAACAGCGCAAAATAATTTTGCGCCACTTAAATATTTTAAATGTCGTGTCTGTTTAGAAATCATAAGTGAACGTGAAGTGCCAGATCACGTATGTGAGGTAGATGACGATGGCGAATCCTCGTGACGTAGGTCACTTCTACTGGCATCCGTTGGTTTACCCTATAAAACCGCCAGTGTTGTGGGAACGTGCAGAGACACAAGAAATTAGCGAACCTTTCCGTTTTGGAGTAGGGTTATCTATACGACTACCTTTTACTAGACTAGCTTTAGTAATAGGTAAATGGGGCGAGAGTTTAAACGAAAGTCAAGCCCTAACAAATGCAATACGTGGCAGGGCTATGGACAAAGAGGAGGTCGACTGGGATTATGTTCGGTTTGGGCAAGAAGCAGAAGCAGGAGCGACAGAAAACTAGAGTTGAGAAACGAGTAGATTCGCTTCCAACTTCAGAACTAGTTCAATGGGTAGAGCAAGCTCTTTACCCTATTGGGCGCAATTTAGCTGCATGGCAGAAGTCAGAAGACCTTTCCTACTTAGAAGAGGCTAGATTAAACGCTGAAGTCGTTTACACTATCGTAGAAACAATCAATAGAAGGCAGTCTAATGCAAGACTTTGAAGATGAACAATTTGAGGAACTCGATGTACCAACATTTGATGACCTTGAAGATCTGCCTGAAGAAGATATAGAAGAATTAGACGAACTCTCTAAAGAGTTTGTAAAGGCATTAATAGAAAAAATCATGCAGTTTATGGAGATGTTGGTGGGGCACAAGCTTCACCCATATCAAGAGCCTTTAGCTCGCAGAGTTATTGAATCTGTACTCATAAACGATGGTGAAGAGGTAACAGCGTTAGCAGCTCGTCAGTCCGGTAAGTCAGAGACAATTGCTAATACCGTAGCTACGTTGATGGTTATCCTCCCACGTCTTGCAAGAATGTACCCAGATCTTCTAGGTAAGTTTGGTGACGGTATTTGGGTAGGTATGTTTGCACCTATTCAGTCTCAGGTAGAAACTCTTTACGGACGTACCGTATCCCGCTTAACTAGTGAAAGAGCTATTGAAGTTCTTGGGGATCCTGAGATCGACGATATTGCAACAAAGATGCCGGGTATCGTAAAGAACATCAAGCTTAAGAACTCCGGATCTACTCTTATGATGATGACAGCTAACCCAAGAGCTAAGATCGAATCTAAGTCGTTTCACCTAATTATCATTGACGAGTGCCAGGAAGCGGACGACTTTGTAGTATCTAAGTCTATTGCTCCTATGGGTGCGTACTACAACGCTACGATTGTTAAGACAGGCACTCCAACTACAAGTAAGAACAATTTCTATAAAGCCATTCAACTTAATAAACGACGTCAGACAGGGCGATCTGCTAAACAGAACCATTTCCAATGGGACTGGAAAGACGTGGCTAAGTTCAACAATAACTATGAAAAGTTCATTAAGAAAGAGATGCTACGTATTGGGGAGGACTCCGATGAGTTCCAGCTCTCTTACAACTGCAAGTGGTTGCTTGAAAGAGGTATGTTCGTAACCTCTACAGTTATGGAGCAGCTGGGTGACACATCTCAAGAGCTAGTAAAGACGTGGCATCGTTCTCCGGTTGTTGTAGGTATCGACCCAGCTAGAAAAATGGACTCAACAGTTGTGACTGTTGTGTGGGTTGACTGGGATAGACCAGACGAGTTTGGTTACTACGATCATAGAGTTTTAAACTGGTTAGAGATTCAAGGAGACGATTGGGAAGAGCAATACTTTCAGATTGTTAACTTCTTAGAAAACTACGACGTTCTAGCTATCGGCGTAGACGCCAATGGTGTAGGAGACGCCGTAGCTGGTCGTATGAAGATCCTTATGCCCAGAGCTGAGGTTATCCCGATCTCTTCTAGCCCATCAGAGCAGTCACGTCGTTGGAAACACTTGCAGGCTCTTATCCAGCGTCAAATGGTTTCATGGCCAGCCCATGCAAAAACTAGAAGATTACGTATCTGGAAGAAGTTTTTTCAACAAATGACGGATGCAGAGGTCAAATACAAGGGTCCTAACTTTACAGTTGAGGCTCCGGATGAAGCCCATGCCCATGACGACTTTGTTGACTCTTTAGCCCTGGCATGCTCCCTAACACAGGATATGGTTATGCCATCGGTAGAAGTTAGCTCTTCGCCATTTTTTTAAGGTTTAGATACCTAAACGTTTGAAATAGGTCGATACTTTTACCTGAGGACCCTCAAACTCAATCCCTATAGGAGAAAATAATGGCAGTAAGCAATATCGCCCCAACTCCTCAGTTCCCTGAGAAGGTTGGCGCAACCTATGAGCGCAAAATGTCTCCTGCAACACCAGGCCTTCGTGGCCCACTTCGTTTTGAAGAAGGCGTTGCAACAGACACCGATGTACCAAATGACTTCCAGGTAGGACTTGACTCAGGCTATGACACACCAGCCGGTCGTCCAAACCACAACATGAATGTCATGGAGAAGTATCCAGAAGAGACAATGAAGGCTCGTGCCCACGTTGGATCTGCTGCTTGGGTAGAAGCACCAATTTATCTTGGTGAGTTTTCACAAGGAAGCTTTGGAGATCACTCTCAGATTGAAATCGAAGAAGTTATTCGCTCAGGCTCACGCTACCAGCGTGTAAATCCTGCACAGGTAGCTGACTAAGTACAGTAGACTATAGAGGCACCCCAGCCCTGTATCCCTTCTCCGGGGCTGGGGATGCCTTAATATCTTAGGAGGATAAGTGGCAAACATAGCGGCGGACCAAAAACTTTGGAACTCCGTAGTGTCGCAGGCAAAAGCTAAATACCCTTCACATCGCGGAAGTGGTTTAGGATATGCCGCAGCTAAGTGGGCAAGTAATGAATATAAAAAACGTGGTGGACAATATGTGTCATCAAAGAAAGACGTTACTAATCCAGATCCAAAAACAGAAGCAATAAAGAAAAAAGAAGAAGAAAAGAAGAAGGCAAAGTCAACAAATGTTGACAATAAATATTTTAAGCGTGGGGGCAAATAATATGTCAGGAAGAGCTAAGTAATGGCCGGTGGTATTGATTTCTCGCCTCCCAGTTATAGAGCGGCGTCATCTGACTTAACCATCTCGATTTCTCCTCTCGGTCTTGTAGAACTTGCAGACGAAGAGTTTGAAGTCCATGGTCCACGTCTAAATCGCTACTCATTAAACTGGGCTATGTATCTTGGCCATCATTGGTCTTATCGCCGTGAAATTGGCGAAGCACAGATGGTCTATAACTATTACAGAGCTTTTACAGATTACATCATTAACTTTTCTTTCGGACGTGGCGCACAGTTTAGAAGCCCATCAGTTACCGAAGCAGTAGTTCCAGACCTACTAAAGCGAGTCTGGGAATCCGATAACGATAAGCAATCAGTTATGTGGGAAATGGGTCAGCAAGGCGGAGTTTCCGGAGACTGCTTCGTTAAAGTAGCTTATGAAGAGGCTTACGTAGATCCAGCCGGTAGAGCACATCCTGGCAAAGTTCGTATTCTTCCTTTGAACTCATCTTTCTGTTTCCCAGAGTTCCACCCACACGATAGAAACCGTCTGATCCGCTTTAAGTTAAAGTACCGTTTCTGGGGTACATCTACCGAAGGTACTCGTCAGGTATATACCTATACTGAAATCTTGACTGATGATCGTATTGAAGAATACATCAACGACGAGCTTATTGATTCTCGCCCTAACCCAATTGGCGTAGTACCTGTAGTACACATCCCTAACGTACGTGTTTCTGGATCTCCATGGGGACTTTCAGATTGCCACGACATTATCGTTCTAAACCGCAACTACAACGAAACAGCGACCGATATTGCGGACATCATTAACTACCACGCAGCTCCAGTAACAGTTATCACTGGTGCTAAAGCTTCTGGTCTTGAAAAGGGACCTAAGAAGGTTTGGGGTGGTCTTCCAAAGGATGCTCAGGTATTTAACCTAGAGGGCGGCGGACAAGGTCTTGCAGGCGCTATGGAGTACCTAAAGATTATTAAGACAGCTATGCACGAGATGGTTGGTGTTCCAGAGACAGCTCTAGGACAAGTACAACCTATCTCTAACACTTCAGGTGTTGCGCTGTCTATTCAGTACCAACCATTGATGAACCGTTACCACCAGAAGATCACACAGTACGGTGAAGGTATCCAGCGCATCAATGAACTTATCTTGATGACTTTGGCATTTAAAGAGCCAGAAGGCTTTATTTACCGCCCAGAAGTTAATGGACCTATCAAGAAGTTCCAGATGCCTGTGCTTGATCTAAACAACCCCGTTACCTTTGAATCTACAGTTCACTTCCCACCTCCACTACCTTTGGATAAGCTTATTGTCCTTAGTGAGATTCAACAGAAGATGAACATGGGTCTTGAAAGCCGCGAAGGCGCTTTGCGTCAGCTAGGCGAAGAATTCCCAGATGAGAAGCTTGAAGAGATTCGTTCAGAGCTTATCGCAGATGCCAAGGCAGATGGAGCTCTCAAGCTTGTACAGAATCAGATTGCGGCATCTATCGTGTCTCTCACTGGTATGCTGCCTGATGGAACTCCTCCTCCAGGCGCTGTGCCAGGAGATGGAACAGGTCCTGGACCATTCGGTCAGCCAGGTGTAATCAGCCCTCTAGAAAAGGATGTATTACAAGAGCTAGCCCAAACCCAGGTAGATCTGGTTACAGAGGCTTACGGCACAAAGATGCCTCAGCGTCGTACCCCAGATCAAGACAAAGAAGAATAATAGATTTAGGCAGACAAATGATGAAAAATTTGCCAGCCTAATACCACATAAATATCCGCAGGTCATCGTGGCATTAATTCGGACAACGACCTCTTACACCTAAGGAACAACTATGTCAGACGCAACAAATATTGTTGATACTCCGGCAGCTCAAGAAGCTTTCTTGACTGACGTACCAACATCAACACCAGCTACAAATGTAGTAACCTCAGTAGAAAACTCAAATGTAATAATGAGCCAATACACTGAAGAGGATCTTAAGCGAGTACGAGAGCAAGAGAAATCAAAGCTCTACCCTCAAATTGATTCTCTAAAAGAAGAGCTATCCTTGCTGAAGAAGGAACGAGAAGAGCGTTTAGCCGAGGTTGAACGTCAACGTGCCGAAGCAGAAGCAGACGCAAAGCGTAAAGCCGAGTCAGAGATGGATATCCGCCAACTTCTTGAAACAAAAGAAAAAGAGTG